GTGGAAAGAACAATGGAAATATTGCCACACAAACAATGGGTGGATGAACATTTTATATTCACAGGCGGTGAACCATTGCTGGGCTGGCAACGTGCTTATCCAGATGTATTGGAACATGCAAAGATGCAGGCTTTAAAAGAGATCACTTTTGAAACCAACGGCACACAAAAACTACACCGAGATTTTAAAGATTATTTGACTCAATGGAATCAGAAGAATGGTAGAACTCGAGAATCCATATCATTCTCTGTGAGTGCAAAGTTAAGTGTGAGCGGAGAAAAACGTGAAGAAGCCATACTGCCTGAAGTGGTGGCAGAATATGGAGATGTGGGTCATGTGTATTTGAAATTTGTGGTGGCCACCAAGGAAGATGCTGATGAGGCATTCCAAGCAGTGGCTGATTATCGTAAAGCAGAATTTAGAGGATCAGTTTATCTGATGCCTGTGGGCGGAGTGGAGAGTGTTTACCATTTAAACAATAGAACAGTGGCAGAACTAGCCATGAAGATGGGATATAGATACAGCGATAGATTACAAGTGCCATTGTTTAAGAATGCTTGGGGAACATAGTTTGGTAAAGTATATTTGGAAAACAATTGATTTATTACAAAAAATATATTAAAATATAGATATGAAAGTTAAAAAAACAAAAAATACAACTGTCAAAAAGAATTCTAAAAGTGAAGAACCAATGGTTAAGGTTCTACAAGTAAATGTGAACCCGGAAAATCCAAGAAATGGATTCTTTGAGTTGGATTGGAATGATGAATTTGTTAATATGTTGAAACAGAATGGTTACACAGGAGAAAGTGAAGAAGAGATTGTGGATCGTTGGTTTCAAAGCCTATGTAAAACTATCGGCAATGAGCAAGGCGTAGATATAACCGGTGCAGGTTATGTGCAAATCAATCGACGAAATGATGGAAAAACTGAAGTTTCTTAATCTTCAAATTTGTTTCGACACATCATTTTCAACAAATCAAGTAAAAATAAAATTCTTATCAAAAGATATTTTTCTAAAAAAAGGTAAAACATTTATAGATATAGAAATATCTAAAATAGATCAAAAAATAGAAATTGAGTTTTTAGGTTATATTCCAGAAGATTCTCAACAAAAAACTATTGTTGAAATTTATTATCAAGACAAAAAATTAGATTCTGTATCTTTATGTAAATTTCAAATGAAAGACAACCTATATGTAGAAAATATTCTATTAGAAAAATATAATGAAATACATTTTAATGGAAAATTATCTATAAACTTTTTTAAAGAATGGTTCGAGTGTAATATATTGAATGGAGCTACTTTATCTCTCAACGACACAACTCTTATTAGTTGGACAACAGAATATAAAAAATTACAAACAAAACAAGCTGATATTTTTTGTATAGGCGATAGTTTTACAATTGGTCAAGGAGTTAACAAAGAAGAAAACTGGCCTTCATTATTAGAATCAAATATTAACTGTGGAGTAGAAAATATTGGATCTGGAGGGTTAAGTGCTGATGGATGTTTCTTTAACACAAAATATATATTAGATACTTTTAAACCAAAAATAATAATTTGTTTATTGCCAACAAGAGTAAGAAAAATTTTTAAATTTAAATTTTTAAATTTTTATGGTTTTATTTCTATTAGTATTCATAATAATTTTAGCATGCCACCTATCTTGCAAGATTATATAGAAAAAATAAAGAATATAGAATTGCTTGATGATCAATATACCAAAAACAACTGGATAAGTTCTTGTAAAAATATTATTAAATCTTGCAAAAATAAAAAAGTAAAATGTTTTTTATCCACGTGGGATGAAGAAATGTATGAACACATTCCTGCTAATGTACGTTTACCAAAATTTCCAAATTTAAAAATATTTAAAGAACGGGCTACAGATGGGCATCATCCACATAAAAAACATTATAAAGCATTTGTAAACAGCATACTTCCTTACATTCAATAGACAAAATAACAAGCAGATGTTATAATAATGGTATGACTCACATACTAGTTGATACTGCTAATACTTTTTTTAGAGCAAGACATGTGATACGTGGCAATGCTTCAGAAAAGATTGGTATGGCTATACATATTACTTTAAATTCTATTAAAAAAGCCTGGAATGATTTTGATGGATCTCACGTGGTATTCTGTTTGGAAGGTCGTAGTTGGCGAAAAGACCACTACGCTCCTTATAAAAGAAATCGAGCAGAAATTGTGAATGCAATGAGCACAATAGAGCAGGATGAGAATAAGTTATTTTGGGAGTGCTATGATGATTTTGTTGATTTTATTAAGACTAAAACCAATGTTACAGTGCTGCAGAACAGCAGATGTGAAGCAGATGATCTTATAGCTCGTTGGATCGATCGATACCCAGATCAACAACATGTGATTATCAGTACTGACAAAGATCTAAATCAGTTGATAGCACCTAATGTGCGACAGTACAATGGTATTGCGGAAGAAACTATGACTGTGAATGGTTATTTTGATAAAAAAGGCAATCCTGTGATAGATAAAAAGACTAAAGAACACCGAAAAACTGAGAGTGCCGAATGGACTATATTTGAAAAAGCCATGAGGGGTGATCCATCTGATAATATATTTTCAGCATACCCAGGTGTGCGTAAAAAAGGTACTAAGAGCAAAATAGGTTTATTAGAAGCATTTGAGGATAGGAACAGTCGAGGCTATGCCTGGAACAATCTAATGCTGAGCAAATGGGTAGACCCAGAAGGTATAGAACACAGAGTTTTAGATGATTATGAGCGCAATAGATTATTGGTTGATCTACATGCACAACCAGAAGCTATTGTACAAGAATTGGATCAAACTATCGACAATGCCAAAGCAGAGAACAAACAGATATCACAAGTGGGTATAAGATTTATGAAATTCTGTGCAAAATATGATCTACAAAAGATTACAGAACAAGCACAACTATATGTGGAACCATTCAATGCGAGATTGACATGACATTGAGAGCAAAAATATTAGTAAAAGATAAATTTTGGATCATTGAAGAGAATGGCCAAAAATTAGGCACACTACAAAAGAAGGACGACAATGGTTGGATCTTTTTAGGTAAGAAAGACCAGAGACAGGAATATCCCACACAAGAAAGTCTTTATGCAAGATTTGGTGCAGGTATATTTGCATCAGATATCACAGTGCCTGAAAATGAGATTAAGACAGAAGAAAGCGAGTGGCATGTGCATGGCTATCCTTGTTCACAACAGCCGTATAATGCCATGTTTGATGTGCAAAAACAACTGCCTATCTACACCAAAACACCTAAAAGCAGAAGCCTATTCTGCGCAGGCTATTACATTATAGACTTCCCCAAAGGATGGAGGAAGGCCTACTGTCCCAAGGTAATTACACTACAAAGATATGCCTACAAAGGGCCTATCAAAACCAAAATAGAAATGCAACAGATATTAAACAATGCAATCAAAGAACAAAATACAAACACAACCCATTGAAGACTTTATAGCAAGGGTAAGAACTGCCAAAGCCAAGCAGGATAAAAATATCACTCTGACCATGCAGGATGCCGATCGTTTGGCTGCCAGTTTGAGTCAAACCATGACAAGATTGGTATCTGTACAGGAAGAGATAATTGAGGCACTAAAAACAGCACAACAGGCGCAAACGATCAACATTGAAATGGACGGCGGTAACTTTTCTAAATAATCTATCTGGTAAAAATTGGTAAATACTATGATAGACTATGTCAAGGCCTAAACCCACAGTGCTGTTAACAATCAGCAATAAAGACACGTACAAGCAAGAGGAAGTGCTTGCGGCTGAAGGCATTTGGGCAGTGTTTTACGATGGTAAACCAATCAATCTTAAAAGTTCTAGTTTGGTGTCCAACTACCCAGGCCCCAAGTATAAGAAGGTTTCTTTTTCCAACCCAGGACATGCAGAAAACCTGGCTAAAAAACTCAACACCATGCACAAGACTGATAAGTTTGGTGTGTACCTATTAAAGACCGGCGATAAATTCAAAAGATAATTAACAGTATGGACGTCAAGACCGCCTATACTCGCACCTTCATGCAACTGTTAAATCAGCCTGCTCATGAGGAAACTCTAAAAACCTATTATTATACCTGGTGGCAGAATGTAAGAGAGAGCTATCAAGCTCGATCATTAAGGATGACCCGATCAGGATTAGAAATTTTGAAAAAGTTAGAAATTAAGACCTACAGTATTAAATTCCCAGACAAGATCATCTTTACACCACAAACTTTCCTATGGTTAGATGAGTATGTGGATTGTCCATACTATGTAGATAAAAAGCAGATCGTTGTATCAATGGAAAGAATGGCGCTGCAATTGATGATGTTTGCAGGAGATGTCACCAAGTACGGCCTAGCTCGTGCAATGAGTAAAATGGATGAGCAGAAAAATGCATAATAAAACCTATTGTAATATCATTAAAAAAGGCATGTTTGTTTCTCACCAAGGTGTAAGCCTGTGTTGTATAAATCCGGATAAACACCAAATAACTCCTTCGGAGTTTTGGTTTGGAACTGTAAGAAAAACAGCACTCCTAAATATGGAACTGGAGAATAAAGTAAAAGGCTGCGATCTTTGTTATAACAATGAGGAGAAAAATACTCCCAGTTCAAGAATGTTTTACAATTCATACGAAAACACGGAATCTAAGGACCTTCCTACCATGTTGGATCTAGATTTTTCAAATTTTTGTAATCTCAAGTGTGTAATGTGCAATTCCACAAGAAGCTCAGAATGGGCTAAAGATCAAGGCAAGGAAGTTTCTACGATTTCCAAAGAACTGATAGATGACTTATTCAAAATATCCAATGACGTTACTGAAATAACCATACAGGGAGGAGAGCCTTCTATAATGAAAGAGTATGAATATTATTTTGAGTTGCTATACAATAATAAAATTATAAAGAATATAAATCTGCAAGTGATAACAAATGCAACCAATATCAATAACAAATTTTATACTTTGTTAGGAAAATTTAAAAGTGTAAGATTGAGTGTGAGCGTTGATGCTTTTGGCAAGGCTAATGACTATATTAGGTGGCCCAGTCATTTTAATCAAATAGAGAAGAATTTAATCAAAATGAGTGATTTAAAAAACACGGTGAAAGTAGAAATACTTAACTCTTTAAACATATTATCTATGTTTGACTATGATAAATTCCTCTTTTGGTGCAAAAAAATTGAAAAAATTTACACAGAAAAGAACAAATATTTTGGATTGGTTCCAATGAAAGTAATAAGACCTATCGAATATAGTCCTTTTATAGCCCCCATACTTTTGAAAGAAAAATTTATACAAGATGTAAAAAATTTCTTAAATGTGGAAAATTTAAAACATAATTCTAATTTTAAAACAGAAATTCTTATGATATTACACAGATTAAAAAATTCTAATACTAATAACGAAGCCATCATAAAACTAAAAACAAGTATTCAACAATTAGATAAACAAAGAGGATCGGATATTAGAAAATTTATATCTAATTTTTACAACTACATTTAAAAAAATCAATAAAATCAAAGGTTTATACCCAGTTGACCTTATATCGTTTTATGTTATAATGATACTATAACAAACTTTAAGAGAGGTCTTAAAATGGTGAGCAAAAAAGAAAAGGGCACAGCGGTCGGCTCTCAAAATAGAACCGTAACTCCAAATGAAGCAAAAGCAGCTCTATCGCATTGCCTACAATTACAACGACCACTGATGATGTGGGGTGCACCTGGTATTGGTAAATCTGATATCGTTAAACAGGTTGCAGAAGAACAAAATAGATCAGTGATTGATATCAGGTTGCCATTATGGGAACCTACAGATATCAAAGGTATTCCTTATTACAACAGCAAACAAAACAACATGGTTTGGGCTCCTCCAGCAGAATTACCCACAGATCCCGAATCCACAGCAATCATATTCTTAGATGAATTAAACTCGGCGGCTCCTGCTGTGCAGGCAGCGGCTTATCAGTTGATCCTAAATCGTAGAGTGGGACAATATTATCTACCAAAGGGTGTTGCTATTGTGGCAGCCGGCAATAGAGATTCTGACCGAGGCGTTACTTACAGAATGCCAGCACCATTAGCAAACAGATTCGTACACATTGAATTAAGAGTGGACTACGAAGATTGGATGCAGTGGGCTACTCTAAACAGAGTACATCCTGATGTGGTAGGTTATGTAACATTCGCTAAACAAGATTTGTATGATTTTGATCCCAAGGGATCATCACGTTCTTTCGCAACTCCAAGATCGTGGAGTTTCGTTAGCCAACTTCTATCGGACAGCTTGCCTGAAAGTACGCTCACTGACCTCGTGGCAGGCGCAGTAGGAGAAGGTCTGGCCGTTAAATTTATGAGTCATCGTAAAATTAGCGGTCAGCTACCTAACCCATCCGACATATTGAGCGGTAAAGTTAAAGATCTTAAGACCAAAGAAATATCAGCAATGTATTCTTTGACTGTGAGTCTGTGTTATGAATTACAACAGGCGCACATCGATAAAGAAAAAAATTGGAACGACATGGCAGATCGATTCTTCAACTACATGATGGACAACTTTGAAACGGAGTTGGTGGTCATGGGTGCGAAGATCGCTCTCACAAATTACAAATTGCCATTCGATCCAAGCAAATTAAAATCATTCGATAGATTCCATAAGAAGTTTGGCAAGTATGTCATAACTGCCATGGAGTCTAAATAATGGCCGCGACAGATCAAAGAATTCTAGACAAACTGGTAACTGCAAGAATTGCACTGTTGCTAAAACATCCTTTCTTTGGCAACCTAGCTACTCGACTTAAAATAGTCAATGCTGATGAATGGTGTCCCACAGCAGCCACCGATGGCAGACATTTCTTTTACAATGTTAAATTCATAGACA